CAAAATTTAGTACTACCTTGGGCGTTTCCAGGTGTTAACAAAATATCCCTTAAAAAATTTACTCGGAAAACTCTAGGGCTTCGCCCTGAGTTTCCCTCGAGCCTATCTAGGCTAATAAAGTAGCCACAAGTGGCTTCATAAGTCTACAAAAAAAATCCATAGTTACACCCCAGGCGTGTGCCATGGGGGGGTACCTATATACTATATATACGGAAGCCATAAAATCAGAGAAACCCTTGTTAACCACTGGGGGCTAGGGAATATTCTAGTAAATGTACTAGGGAATACCCTAGGGGGTAGCTGTAAATTCTACTATGATATATATGTTAGACCCCCCTGGCAGTGCCTAATAACATTATACACCTCACATCCACATTTGTCTATTGCTATAATGTCGCATATGAAATTTAACCTGAAAAATCCCTTGACAAATTGGGTATTCACCCTTATAATAAACCTTATACATTATTCAAAGGACATATATACACGCAAATCGCCAGTAGGCACAAAAGGGTCATCACGAATAATAATTAAACTATGAAATTCGCAGCAAACATACCAAGTTATTTAAAAACAGGACAGGGTATATTCCCAGTCAAAGAAAGTTCTATACCAAAGCGTATAGAATCTACTAATTTTTATGAAAACGCTAAACAAGGTTTTAATATGCCTACTACAAATGAGACATCAATGCCTTCATTTGCACCAGTAGGTGATATTACTAGGGATGAACCAATGGATGCTGAGAATTTCCTAGAAAAGATGCAGGATGGTATGAATAAAGAAGTACCAAGCCTAGATATTAAATCAAATAAACAAAGAAATGATTTAAATCTAGATGCAGAACCTGTAATGCCGATGTTACCACTAGAACAAGTTACTCCTCCTAAAGAATTAATGGCAGGAAAGAAACCTTTACCAGGACAGCAAACACTACCAGGAGATTTCCCTACTACAGGTGAGATAAATGATAAAGAAGCAGCTGACAGGTATGACGATGATCTAGAAGAAAAGGTAATACAGGTAGACGAAGATGTATTCATCGGTTAAAGAACTACCTTTTAAAGAATTAATGGAGATTATAAATGCAAACAATGGATTCTTCTATAGCAAAGACTCAAAAAAGAAACTTAACAGATATGCAGGAGAAGTTTCTAGATGTTTTGTTTACAGAAGCACAGGGAAACCCCAGAGAAGCAGCTAGAATTGCTGGTTATTCTGAACACAGTTATCCTAAAGTCATTAGAAATCTCAAGAAAGAGATAACAGAGTTAGCGGAAACCCATTTATCTACTCACTCTGCCAAAGCGGCTACTAGGTTAACATCCTTACTAGACGAAGACGGCACTACACCGCAGGCAAGTATTCGTCTAGCAGCTGCGAACTCGTTATTAGATAGAGTTGGTATAACAAAGAAAGATCAGCTAGACATAAACATGAAATCATTACACGGAATTTTTATATTACCACCAAAAGATGGAACCAATAAAGATAAAGAAAAGAGCTAGAGTAGTACCTTTCGGCTTTAAACAAGCTGAAGACCCACACTACTTAGAGCCCGTAACAGAAGAATTAGATGCTCTTAGACAAGCAAAAGAATATTCAAAGACTTGTTCACTAAGAGAGACTGCACAATGGCTACATAGAAAAACAGGAAGATACATATCACATGTCGGACTTAAAAAAAGATTTGAACGAAGTAACACCACCGAAACCCAAGAAAGTAATTCGACAGAAAGCCAAGAAGTCAGTAACACAGATTCTAGCTCGCACTCGTAAGAAAGTTGCAAAGGCAGAACAATCATTACGTTCTGCTAAACGTCACGCAGAAAATACCAAAAGTAAACTGTTAACTATTAACAAAGCACTAACTGGTAAAGAGACACAACTACTTACTGAAGACATAATCGAGAGTGCACCTAAGACAGTACAAGAGCATATCAACCAGCAAGATGTAATCTTTAAGCCCAATGGTGGCCCACAGACACAATTTCTTGCAGCTTCGGAAAGAGAAGTTTTTTATGGTGGAGCGAGAGGTGGTGGTAAATCATATGCGATGCTAGTAGATCCACTTCGCTATTGTACAAAAGCAAGTCATAGAGCACTCCTAGTGAGGAGGACTATGCCAGAGTTAAGAGACTTAATTCAAAAGTCTCAACTATTATACTCGAAGGCATATCCTGGTGCAAAATGGAGAGAACAAGAAAAAGAGTGGCGATTCCCATCGGGGGCAAAGATCGAGTTTGGTTACGCAGAAAACATGACGGATGCGTTAAGATACCAAGGTCAATCATACACATGGATAGGAATAGACGAACTTCCACAATATCCTTCGCCAGACATATATAACTTTCTAAGATCTTCTTTAAGATCGGTTGATAAAGATATACCTGTATACTTGAGAGCAACAGGTAATCCTGGTAATGTTGGTTCACAATGGGTACGAGAAATGTTCGTAGACCCTGCAGAACCAAATACTGCTTTCAATATAGGCATTGATACGCCTAATGGAAAAAAATATATAACAAGAAGATTTATTCCCGCTAAGTTGCAGGATAATCCGTATTTGATGCAGACAGATGATTACTATGTCATGCTTGCATCTTTACCAGAAGCACAGCGTAAACAATTCCTGGATGGAGATTGGGATGCATATGAGAACTCAGCTTTTCCAGAATTTGATAAAAGGATCCATGTTGTGGAACCTTTTGAAATACCTAGAGGCTGGTATAAGTTTCGTGCTGCTGACTGGGGTTATTCTTCTCCTGCTTGTGTGTTATGGTTTGCTGTTGATTATAATAATAATCTATGGCTTTATAGAGAACTATATACTAAGAAGGTTACAGCGGATCACTTTGCAAGACAAGTCGTAAGTATGGAGCACGGAGAACATGTCCATTACGGGGTCTTAGACGCTAGTACATGGGCAAGACGAGGTGATGTGGGCCCAAGCATCGCAGAAACTATGATACAGAATGGTTGCAAGTGGAGACCATCAGATAGATCTGCTAAAAGTAGAATTAATGGTAAGTTAGAAATACATAAAAGATTAAAAGTAAATGATGACGAACCAGGTATAAGAGTGTTCACTAATTGTAGAAACTTAATTAGAACAATAGGATCACTACCAATTGACGATAAAAATCCCGAAGATGTAGATACAACAGCTGAAGACCATGCATATGATGCATTAAGATATGGATGTATGAGTAGACCAACGCATCCTAAGTTTGCAAATAGATATGGCTCTTCTATGCAAAATAATTTTGAAGTATCAGATAACAAATTTGGATATTAATGTCAAAAAGAAAAGTTTTAGAAATAAGTAAACAAAATTTTCCCTACGACTTAGTAGTTGCATATTGGGAAGATATTGTCGGATCATGCGAATGGTCTGATATATCAGATATAAAAAAAGCAAAGACTGCAGTATGTTGTAGCTTTGGTTGGCTAGTAGAACAGAATGAAAAGACTACTGTGATAATGGCAGATTTTATATTTGAAGATAACGGAGCAATAAAGCAGGGTGGTGGGCATACAGTTATACCTACCAAGAATATAATTAAGATTAAGAAAATTAAAGTTTAACAGGAGAACAACATGAATACATTTGACCCAAAGTCTAAAGTTAAGCAAGGTCAGTTTAGTGATGCACCTGATGGGAAAAACCCAAACAGGGAACATACTAATATTGACTTTTCTAAACATGCACCTAAGAAATATCAAGAGTTTGAATATGATGTTACTATGACATCAGAAGCAGGTTCTAAGCATGTAGATAATGCTGTATTTACAATGGCAGACGAAAAGGATTATTAATGAATGAAAATAGTTTAGGTAAAAAAAGTAATTTTATACCTGAAGTTTTTGCAGGTGCTAATAATATTAAGAATAGAGAATTAAAAAAAGCATCTAAACAAAAATATACTATGGATCAATTTAAAGTTGAGAATATCAACTTTGGTAAAAACAAAAACTACGGACAAATAGATTTATTAAAAACTAATAAATTATACTAATCGGAGGAAACAACTATGATGAAAAGATATATGGAAGGAGAACTTGCACCTGATGCACCGAAAAAATCTAATGAACCTTTAGAGTTCAGCGGTGGATACAGTGGCCCTAAACTAGGCCCTGATGTAGAAGGTAAAGCTAAGAAAGCTAATAACAAAGTTAATCCAGCAATCTTTAGAATGGCTGAAGAAAGAGACTACTAATATAGATGCACGAAGAAGAACATAAATCAGCAGAGGAAGTTAGTGAATCAAAACCAATCGTTGGTCATATAAGAGAGAAGTTCTATCAATCAGAAAATTCTAGATTATATGATGAGAAAAGATGGTTACAAGCGTATAGAAACTATAGAGGTCTATATGGCCCAGAAACAGTTTTTAGATCAAATGAAAAGTCAAGAGTATTTGTAAAAGTTACAAAGACTAAAGTTCTTGCTGCATTTGGTCAAATCATTGAAGTATTATTTTCTAGTGGTAAATTTCCATTAGGTATTAATCCTACACAAGTACCAGAAGATATACCAGAGTACGCACACTTAAAACCTAAACAACCTCAACAACAGCAACCACAACAACCTCAAGATCCATATGGATTTAAAGGTGATGGTAGAGAAATACCACCTGGTGCTACTGCTGATATGTTAATGAAAAATCTAGCACAAGAGTTTGAGAACGTAGGTTTTGATGAAGGCCCAGCAAATGCAGGTGAACCACAAATAAAACCAGCAGAGATGGCAGCTAAACATCTAGAAAAATTACTACATGATCAGCTAGAAGAATCTAGTGCTATAACAGTTTTAAGACATGTGTTCTTTGAGCAATGTTTATTAGGAACTGGTATATT